CCACGCCTATGGACAGATGGCCCCAACGATGTGCCAGTGGGTTATCGGCCAAGATTTCGCCACTGACTCGCTTTGCCCGCATTGCGCGGACGCCTCGATTATATCACCCCAGCTTGCTGTTCTTCTTCAGCCGGTGGTTCTCGGTGACGCCAGACAGCGGCCCCATCGTGCCCGCAGCTTTTGCGCGCTCCTTCGGGTCGTCAGAGGCGAGACGCTTGGCGCGTTTGGCGCTGTTCTGTTCGCTGATGCGGCGGTCCTTCTGGTCCTTCGACCAGTCGATTGCGCTTTTGAATGCGGGGCTGAATGCGTTTGTCATCGTGATACCTCAATATCTGCATCAGGAAAATCACAGCAGGCCATCAACACCCGCACGACAAACGGCACAAAGTGCTCATACAAACCCCATCCGTTTGGGCTGTTGAACTGCTCATAGTGGCGGCGGTTTCCCACAAGCTCCAGAATCCCGGTGCGCAGCGGTTCGATGCACTGGTGCGCCTTTGTGATGCCGTTTTCGTCAGGGCGCCAAAGCACATCGTAGATGCCAGCTTCCTGCGCCATCTTGCCGAGATTGTGCGTGATGTTTGCGCTGAACACTTCGGACCCGTCAACCATCAGGCTAAAGTCAAGACTCACAGCAGCACCTCGCCTTCAGGCGTCAGCACGTTGTCAACAGCCACGATCAGATCGCCCAGGCACTCAGCTTCATGAGTGTCGCCCGGCTCCACATCGCGCAGAGCGTTTGCGCACTTCGTCAGCAGGCACAGCAGCACGGCCTTTTCCCCTTGCGCTGCGACATCCCGCACAAAATAGACCGGCTGGCCGTTGCGGAAAATGGCGATCTGGTCGCCGTCGTGTGCGTGCGTGTACGTTGACAGCTCGCGGTCGTCTTGAGTATCGGTCATGTCAATTGCCTCCAATGTGGGCTTTGCGAAGCTCGCTCAGGCACCAGCGCAGGAACCTTGCAAGCGGGATTGTGTGCGTCTTGCCGTTGTCAGCCTGGACGTGGACGCCGGACGGGGTGAGCGTTGGCGTCACGGTTTCGATCTGCGGCTTGCGGCGGGGTTTGATCGTCATGGGGTGGATTCGGCTTTCTTGATGGCGGCGCGGACAATTGGCGCCAGTTGAGTAGCTTCGTCGCCTGCGTCTTCGCCATCAGTCAAGTAAGGTAGGACTGCTTTCAACGCCTCCAAAAGCTCCGGGGCCGCTGCGATCAGCCGGGCGTTTGCCCGCGTCTCGTCGGCCTCTCGCTCATGCACACCCTCATAAACTGGCGTGATGACGTTTGCAACCTTATAGCGTCCTCCAAGCCTTGTCCCGCGAATCCTGATGTATGGCTTGTCAACCTCTTCAGGAAGCGTGACCCAAGGCCCCGGTGTGTGCATTGCTTTGCTCATTGCTGGCCCCTTGCTGCCATCATGGCGTCGGCCATTTTGTAGGCAACGTCTGCGCACTCCGGAAAGTCTGAGACTAGCGCACACTGGCCGGTTGCTGGGTTTGGCGCCAAAATAGCAGGAAGCGCAACCCCAGCGAAGTAATCGCGCAGACTCATGCCAAAGTGTTGGTCAACGATGTGGCCCGTTTCTCGGCAAAGCTCGTTCAGTGGGAATGCTGGCGTGTTGTCCATTGCTCAATCCTTCGTTTCAATGCGCCAACTTTGCCCCACTTCACCAATCCGCGCCAATTGGTTTTGTCAATCGATCCGATAGGAAAAAGCAATTAGACCGGGGCGATGGGGTGCGAGATGATGCAGGCATCGCAACAGAAAAGCACCGAGAAAAGCAATGACAGACTATGACGCATTCGTCCAATCGAAGCGACGGCAAGAAGTGGCAACAGGCCACGCCCCCGGCGATCTGAACGAAAACCTTTTCGACTTCCAGCACGCTATTGTTTCCTGGGCTGTGCGCCGTGGACGTGCCGCCATCTTCGCAGATACAGGGCTTGGCAAGACCTTGATGCAGCTTTCATGGGCTGACGAGGTGGCATCGCACACGGGCGGCATGGTGCTGATTCTCGCGCCTTTGGCCGTGTCTGAGCAGACCATTGAGCAAGGGTCCACCTTTGGCATTGACGTTCGCCGGGTTCCGAATGGCGGCACACCTGATGCGCCGGGCATCTGGATCACCAATTACGAACGCATGGAGCCGATTGACTTTGAATCGCTGCATGGCCTGGTTTTGGATGAGTCATCCATCCTCAAGGCTCACGACGGCAAGACCCGCCAACGAATCATCAGTGCGGCTCAGAGCGTCCCGTATCGCCTGAGCTGCACGGCTACGCCATCCCCTAACGACTTCGATGAACTCGGGAACCAGTGCGAGTTTTTGGGCGTCATGACGCGCACCGAGATGCTGGCGACGTACTTTGTCAACGACACAGGCGATACGGGAACTTGGATTCTCAAGGGGTGGGGCAAGTCTCGATTCTGGGAGTGGATGGGCACATGGTCCGTGGTGCTGCGCAACCCTTCAGACATCGGATTTGATGGCTCGCGCTACGTCCTTCCTCAGCCTGAGTACATCGAGCACGTTGTCGAAACCGAAGTGACCGGCGACCTGTTCGCAAAGCCTGCAACCGGACTGGCCGAACGCCGCAAAGCCCAGCGCGACAGCATCGAAGCGCGATGCAAAGCCCTTGCCGATGTGGTCAATGCCGACACGTCAGAGCCGTGGCTGATCTGGTGCCACCTGAACGACGAGGCCGAACTTCTGCATCAACTGATCCCAGGATCGGTGAACGTGCAAGGGTCCGACAAGCCGGAAGACAAGTCCGCCCGCATGATGGACTTCAGCCACGGAACCCTGCGCGTCCTGATTTCCAAGCCAAAAATCGCCGGGTTTGGGATGAATTGGCAGCACTGCGCACGCATGGCATTTGTGGGCCTTGACGACTCTTTCGAGAAGTTCTACCAGGCCGTTCGCCGCTGCTATCGGTTCGGACAAAAACGAAACGTGCATGTGCACCTTTTCACGGCTGAGAACGAGGGCCAGATTCTGGCGAACCTCAAGCGCAAAGAAGTCAAGCACAACCAGATGAGCGAATCAATGATCGAACACATGAAGGACATCATGAACAACGAACTCAAGGGCCAGACCAACATCGTGGACGAGTACATGGAAGACACCAAGACCGGCGATGGATACACGGTCCACCTCGGTGACTGCGTGAAGTGGGCTCGGCGCATGGAAGACAACAGCATCGACTACTCGGTTTTCAGCCCGCCGTTTGCTGACCTGTTCGTGTACTCCAACTCCGACCACGACATGGGCAACTGCAAGGACGATGCCGAGTTTGTGGCCCAGCTCCGATACCTGATCGGTGAACTGTTCCGCGTCATCAAGCCGGGCCGGAACGTGTCGTTCCATTGCATGAACCTGCCAACGACCAAGATGCGCCAAGGCTTCATTGGCCTGCGTGATTTCCGTGGCGATCTGATCCGCGCATTTCAAGACGCCGGGTTTGTCTATCACTCCGAGGTCTGCATTTGGAAAGATCCAGTGGTTGCCATGCAGCGCACAAAGGCACTTGGCCTGCTCCACAAGACCATCCGAGAGAACGCGAGCATGAGCCGCATGGGACTGCCTGACTACGTGGTGACGATGCGCAAGCCCGGCGACTGCGAAAGCCGCGTCACTCATGGCGATGATCTGCCGGTGGCGATGTGGCAGAAGTACGCCAGCCCGATCTGGGATGACATCGACCAAGGCCGGACGCTGAACAAGATGCCAGCCCGCGACGAGAACGACCAGAAGCACATGTGCCCGCTTCAGCTTGACGTGATCGAGCGTTGCATTCACCTGTGGACCAATCCTGGCGATCTGGTGTTCTCGCCGTTCACTGGTATTGGGTCTGAGGGCTATTGCGCCGTTCGCATGGGCCGCAAGTTCGTCGGCACTGAACTCAAGCCGCAGTATTTTGAGCTGGCCTGCGCCAACATCGACGAGGCCATGCGCGACACGCAAGACGGCCTGTTCTGATTTTCACCAGAGGCCGGAAGCCCGGTGAAGTGGGAAGCCTCCTGTCGTAGGGATGGCGCTTTTCTGTACACATGCCCACCATAGCCCCGTTCGCGCCGGGGCCTCTGACCACACAACCGAAGGAGTAAATATGCACCCATCTATGTGCCGCGTCGCTTGTGACGCTGAATCGTGCAACTGCACACCAACCCGCCAACAGTACGCCGAGGACCGCCCCGGAATCATCGAACGCCTCCGCGATGAATCGGACCTATGCGCCAATGATGGCGCGGATGACATCGCCAATCTGCTGCATGAGGCCGCTTGCACGGTGGACTATTTCAGCGCCAGCCATTTCCATCGGATGCCTGAGTGGCTGCCATGCCGTATCAACCTGCCGCAGCGGGTCACTGGCGACTTCCCAATCGGCCACGACACCATCGCAGAAGCTGGTGAGCATGACTGCGACAGCAATACCTACGGAGCCATGAGCGTGCGGGCGGCAAATGGCCGGATGCTTGGAATCAAGCCGAGCGAGTGCCAGATCATCGGATGGCGCCGGAACGAAAAGAGTTGACCGGCCAATGATCGTGCTGCACAATGGCCTTGCCTTTGGCACAACCTAGGCCCGTCATTGTCACTACAGCAGAGCCCTTGAGCTTCTGCCGTCCGCCCCGCAAGGGGAAGTACATCAATGATGTGCCTGAGTTGTGCCACGGACGGCAGAGCCTCAAGGGCTTTTTGTCGTCTTGAGTTAGCGGACGCACTCACACGGCACAAGCGAGCACGGCCAAGAATCGGGCCACACCGCAAACAGACCGCACGGATCAGCGCATGTGGCCCGGCTTTGCAGCACTGGCACTTTGAGGGGGCCAGCCCTAACGGGGAACGAGACATAACGGTGTGACATGGGCAGTCTGGCCGAACTGGTGGGAGTCACGACCCACAATCGGCAGTCTCACATAAACCGCTGCATCGCATCAGGGCCAAGGCCAAACAGCCAACAGCCCAAACACAAAATCATGGGGGGTCACACCAACCCCTCATTAGATAGCCTATGGCCCGAGCTTGATAGCCAAAACCTACCGCACCGATAGCTAAAACCAATTGGCCAAAAGCGCACCAGGGCGACAGAATAGACACATCGAATCAGCAACCGAACGGACAGCACCATGAAAGAACAAGACCGCTACAGCACGTTTGAGTGCGAACTTGAAGCGCGTGAAGCCCGCAACGACGAGCGCGTTAGAAGCCTGAACGAAGAGCTTGAACACGCCATGACGCAGGGACTCGCGGGGTTCGTCGATAGCATTCCAAGTTTCACTATCAGCTCCAAAAACACTGGTGAATTTGACAGTGATTGCGACCCAATTTACACATGGAAGCACAACAAATCCGACCAAACCGCCGCCGATGCCGTGCTTGAGGCACTCCAAAGCCTTGAGCCAGCGCACGCGCTGATGATGGCGCTGAAGGACTCCGCCTGCCCACTGGTGGCAAAGCTGCGGGCCGAGGTGGTCAAACAGTACGTCGCGGACAACGCGGAAGGCATCGACGCAGCAAGGAACTACAAATGAGCCGCATGATGCTGGCGGTCTACCTCTACCGCATCTACCGGCACACGTTCGGACCTGCTGAAGCACTCAAGCGCGCACGGTCTGAGGCCAAT